AGCGGGGACCGAAACGGTGTGGGTGTGGTTGGCGCTGATCCCCCCGGTCTGCGACGCCCCGGAGACGTCCGAGTCGGTCGGGCTCTGAGTCGGGGTGGTCGCCGCCACACGGATCCCGCCGGTCTCGTTGTTCCAGTCGATCTGCGTCGGACCAGCAACCATCGAGAGCTGCAGGCCGCCACCGACGTCGTTGGTCCCGCCCAACTGCAGCGACTGGCCGGGATAGGGCAGGAAGTTGTGCCGGTGATCGGGGATGTGGTGGGTGTGGGCGATCTTGTGCGAGTGGGCGGGGGTCGAGTGGACGTGGTCGGCGCTGACGTAGCCGCTGGTCGCCGTGGGGTGGGTGTGGTCGATCGGATGGGTGTGGGCAGGGACGCCGACCGAATCGGCGCTGCCGCCGACCGATCCGGTGGGTCGCGTCGTGTCGGACCCGATCGACATCCGCCCACCGAAGTTGGGGACGTTGAACCGTCCCGCAGCGCCCGAGCCGAAGGTGGTTCCGATCACGGCGAACAGCTCCGGCCAGAGGGCCGTCTCGTACTCGGTCCCGTCACAGAGCAGCCAGCGCCCGCCGGGCGGCAGGCCCGAGCCACCGAACATCATCACGATCCCGATCGGCAGCACGGCGTCGACGTAGTTCTTCGGCGCGGCGTCGAGGTCGGCGACCGGGTTGCCGACCAGGCGCAGCTGGCCGGTCATGGCGATGTGCCCGTCGCGGGCGATCAGCTCGGCATTGATGTACTGCTCGAGACGGTTGAAGTTCGACTCGACCGGGCCCGCTCTCGCCGGGGTGTCATTGAGGATGTCGTATTGCAGGTCAAGAGACATGTCATTCCTATCTGAATCTGCGCATGACGAACTTGGCGACGATCCCGTCGACGCCCCAACGGGTCTTCGGGGTCGCTGGCGACGGCTTGACGCGCAGCTGCACGGCGCGCGCCAGACCGAGCGAGCCGCTGCGTTCCAGGGTGGCCCCGTTGACCGACGTTCCCCAGTTGGCCCCGCGCCCATCGGGCGAATCAGCCCCGAGATCTTTCCAGTCGAAACCGTGCTTCAACGGATCGTCGTAGCCGAGCTCGCGCCACAGGGTCTCCCCGTTGGCTCGCAGGTGCAGGGTCCTGGTGCGGTGGATGGTGACCTCGTTGTAGTCACGGAACGTCTCGACGATCAGGTCGGTGTCCTGCTCGACCCCCTTGCAGATGAACGTCGGTCGCCGCCAGGACTTCTTCCGATCGGGCCACCCAGCGTGCAGCCAGCGGGTCCGGTAGTAGGAGTCGAACGGCTGACCAACGGAACCGATCCCCTCGACCCCGATGTCGTCCCCAGCGATGGTGGTCAGCACGCCCGTGCCCGGACTGACCCCGAGCACCGCCGGATCGAAGATGATGTCGTGGGCGTCCTCGAGCGCGTCGAGGATGACCATCACCGCCTCGTGGTCCGACCAGAACGCCGCCAGCGGGAACTTCTGCTGGATGTCCGAACCGTCGAGCACCGGTGCCGGGGTGCCGAACTCGGAGCGATACATCGTCCACGCCCCGTTGCCGATGTCCGGGTTGAAGACGAACAGCGACGACGGCTCCTCGGTCGAGCCGATGTCCCGGCGCCAGGGCACCGAGACCCACAGCTTGCGCGCCGCCCAGGAGACGAACACGTCCTCGAAGCTGAGCAACTCCTCGAACACCGGACGGATGTTCTCCGAGATGTAGGTCGGGGCTCCGCCGCTATAGCCGTAGATCCCGCCTTTGGAGGTCGCCGAGTAGAAGTAGATCGCGCTCTCCGAGCGGCCGATCGCCGTCGGCGTCGGGCAGCCGATCAGCGACGATACCCGGATCAGCTGCCAGGACGCTTCGTCGTAGCCGTACAGGGCCCACATCGAGTTGGTCTTGAAGATCAGCAGGTGATCGTTGAACGCCACGATCGCCGTGATCCGCCCCCCGGCCGCCTCGATGTCCAGGTAGTCGTCGCTGCGCCAGGCGTCGGGGGTGCCGGGGTGCGACCAGCGGACCCGTGCCGGATAGAGCACCCCGGCTTCTTTGGTGCAGGCGACGAACATGTACCCGGCGTGGGCCTCGACGTGCTCGGCCTGAGGCATCACCCCATGGGTCGGAGCCTCGATCTCCGACCAGGTCTCCGGGAGCAGGGTCTCGATGACCGGTGCGCCGACCGAGGGCTGGCGTCGGCGATAGCTGGTCCGGCTGATCCCACAGGCGATGTAGACGTCGTCGCTCCAGGCGGCGAGGTCGGCCTGGTGCGGGTTGGCCTCACAGACCGGGCCGGAGATCAGGCTGAACACCGCGGTGTTGTCGGCGATGTAGATCTTGTTCGACTCGACGACGTAGATCAGCTGCCCATCCCCGGAGTCGACCTGGGCGTAGGCGTTGCGCGGCTTCCAGGTGGTCTGCGGCCCAGCCTCCAGGTCGATGATCGAAGGGACGTTCCATCGCTGCCAGCCACGGCGGGTGAAGAACCCGCCGCGCGGGTCGATATCGACATTGAGCATGTCCGGAGATTCGTCGTCGGCCAGCTGGAACTGGTCGGCGCGCAGGTTCAGGCCACCGATGTAGGAAACCAGGTTGAGTGGTTCCAATCGGTTGGCCATCGACCTACTTGCTCCGCTTCGGGGTGTGCTTCTCGATGGTCTTGCCGACCTTGGGCAACGGCGGAGGCTTCGGCCTAGAAGGAACAGGAGGCAGATCGCCAGCGCCGGTACCGATCCGCCGACCGACTGTGGCCCCCCGCTTGGCCAGCTGTGGTGGCGCACCGATCTTGCCACCCTTGATTGCCCCACCCAGACCAGCCTCAATGCCTGGCGGTTTGTTCGGTTGAACGCGCGGCTTGACCATCAGTTCTCCTTCATGCTGGTGGGACGATCACGTAAGAGGAAACCCCGCCGGGGATGCTGCCGCCGTTGAGCACCAGCGGACGGTGCCGCGGGGCATCGAGGATGGCGTGCATCATCGCCCGGCAGTCGCGATCCCAGCGGGCCATGTACACCGCTTCGAGCACCTCGTCCTCCTGGGCGGCGTAGGTCAGCGACATCGCGTAGTAGGCCAGCGCCGGGTGCAGCCGGGCGTCGATGTCCGGGATCGCCGAGGCGGCGTCGGTCCACACCGGCTGGCGGTAGCCGCGCACGGTGGCATCGAAGGCGACGTCGAGCCCAGGGTTGGGCATGAACAACATCTGCCCCTGCCACACCGACCAGTAGGTCGGTGTCCCGGACGCCGTCGGGACGCCGTTGTAGAACATGTCCTCGAGGTTCTCGTCGCTCAAGTAGGCCAGTCGCCGGGTGCCGTCGGCGAGCACGGAGATGATCGAGGGGATGTTCACCTCCGGGGGGAGCGTGGCGGTGTAGCTGCCGACGACCTTCGACACCGGCCAGGTTGCCTCGTTGCGCGGCCAGCGGTTGTCCAGCGCCAGCGTTCGCTCGAAGGCGTCCTGCAGGTAGACGTTGAGGATCGTGTCGGGCAGTTCCTCATCATCGACCTCGAGGTGCAGGCGGAGGTAGTTCTTCAATCCTTGGACGTCGATGACTCCTCCTTCTCCGTGTACAGCCCGAACGCCCGGCGATGCCCGAGGCAGTACTCGTGCTTGAGGGCCAACCCCATGCAGGTGTCGTCGTTCGCCTTGCACCGCGGCTTGCCATCGACCACCCGAGCTCCGTCGCTGATCCGGCGGATGTCGGGCTTCGAGGTGACTCGTTTAAACGAGTCATCGACTCGTTTGGGTTGGTCGGGCCCGGTGTAGGGCGCGGTGGAGAACAGCCCGGCAGGCTGAATGTTGCTCCCTGAAGCATTAGACCGCTGCGTGGCCTCCGCCAGATCACCCCACGCCTGGCCGACCAGCTGGACGTTCGGCGCAGCAGACAGCGCTGGTTTGCGGTAGTTGAATGACTCGACGCCCATGTGGCCCCTATCTGTGTCCGGTGACCCTGGACAGCGGGTCCAGGGTCACCGAAGTCTGGCTCACGGTGGGAAGGTCATCGCCGTGATCTTGAAGTTCCGCCGACGCTCTCTCGTGGTGGTGTTGCCGTAGGTGGTGATGAAGCTCACCCGAGCGTCGATCGTCGACGCCGCCGGGACACCGGGGACCGTGGCGTTGGACGTCGGAGCGGTACCGACGGTACCGACGCCGGAGCCCGCCGCCACCGCACCAGAGAGGTTGGCGGTGAACGGGGATTGCTTGAAGTTGCGCTCCGAGTGCAGGGTCATCCCGACGTACTTGGAGTTCAGCCCGAGGCACACACCGACCGGGGCGTCGGGATCCCAGAAGATCGGCACCTGCTTGAACATCAGGTTCTGGAACCCGAGGTTGGCCTTGGTCGTGTCGGTGTAGCGGACCTGCGGGGTGAGTGACGCCTCGTACGCCTCGAACACGTCGCTGCCAGCGAAGACCGCATCGACGTGATCTGCACCACCATCGGAGGCGAGGTTGAACATCCGTCGCAGGACCCGCTCCAACTCGAGCCCATCGAGCGGACCGGCAGCAGGCAGGTTGGTGATGGCATTGCCCAAGGCATCGGTGCCGACCATCGTCGTCGTGTTCAGGGTCGGGGAACGCCAACGGTTCTCGAGCGCCGGAGCAGCAGCCGGGGTGATCCCTCCGGCAGCGGCGGTGGCGTCGATCAGGGTGACGAACGAGTCGAAGTCGGTGGCCTTGGCGGCACCGCCACGGGTGCCCCAGAGCATCGCCGAGAGGATGTTCTTCAACGTCTCCTCGGCCTGCATCACCTTGGCTTCGATCAGGTTGATGGCCTGTTCCTTGCCGTTGTTCTGCGCCTCTTCGAGACCGTTGATGATGATCGTCGCGTACAGCTGCTTCCACGGGTACTGGGCGGCGGAGATCCCCCCGACCGGGTTGACCTGGATCTGCTGCCAGGGACCGTAGGAGTCGGCCTCACCGGCACCGAGCAGCAGCGGCTCGACGATGGAGATGCCGCCGTCGATGGTCCGCACCCGACCCTTGGACATCAGGTACTCGAGCATCACTCGGCTGCCGAAGATGTTGTCGGTCAACGTCTTGCGGTAGTTGTGCATCGTCGTCGACAGGATGGTGTCCCAGGTTGCTGGGACGTGAGAGGCGATTGCCATTGATGGAACCTTTCAGAAGTCGGTCCCGCTAGGCCCTTTCCGCCTCCTCGAAAGCGGCCTCGATGGCTTCGCGGATGGTCATGCGTCCACCAGCGTCCACCTGATTGGTCAGACCATTCGCTCCGCTCGACCCGCTGCCGATCACCTGCCCCGCTTGCTGCTTGGCCGCCGTCCGCCGAGCCTGCTCGGCTTCGATCTGCTCCTGCTGCGT